CATCTAAGCATTTAAAAGATTATGGATCAATAGCTAAGAGAAAGACGTTTAACAGCCTTACTCTTGAACAAATGGAATTGATAAAAACCAATAGTAAGACTGCTTATATAGTAGCGGATGAATACGAAATAACAACACCATGTGTTTTACTTTTAAGATTAGGGGGAATGGCAGGTAATTATGGATATTAAATTAAGCATTCTCAACAAGCTGTATGAATACCTAAAATTAAATAGCCGAAAGAAGCTACTTGAAAGGACTAAATGAACATCGAACTAAAATCTGCGATACGTCAGCATGCCAAGGATGCTGCAATCATTAAAAGTGATTGTTCTGTTTGCCGATATTCATATGGCTCTGAAGAGCGTTCAATCTGGATTGACTCCTATTGTGAGCAAGCTGAATTGATGGAAGAATCAGCATGATAAATATTAAGCAGGAGAACAAGGATTTTGAAGCTGTATATATTCAACACTGTAAGCCGATAGAAAAGCCAGATTTATGGCATCGATTAGATGGTATTTATAGAAGAATATCAATACAAGATAATTGGATTTTTTGGCAAGCTAGTAAAGAACTACAGGATTTTTGGAGAAGTCATGATCCTATGCCAAGTGATTATGATCGGAACTTCGTTTTTGATGCTTGAGTTTTCGATAATAGTTACAATAATTTTATGAAAGATTTAAATGACTGAAAACGACTTTATTATGTTATGTGGTTTTATGTTTTTTTTATGTGTACTTATTATTACTATTTTGTGTGCTAGGGAATAATATGAAAAGTAAATTAACACCATTTTTCCCGATGAATATAAAACCAGTTCACATTGGGGTTTATTTAGTTCAACCATATAATCATAATGGCTATAAGTATTATTCGAAATGGAATGGAAAATACTGGAATTTTATTGATGTAAGTATACAAGGGGCAGATAGTGAAAAGACTAAAAGTATTAGCTGTCATAATGGACAAGTAATCGGTTGGCGCGGATTAACTCGTGGCTGAGATCATACTTCAAAAAATAGCTACTGGAATTCTTGCGCCTGTAGATCAACAAGGCATTGATTATCTAGCTAAGATAAAGATTGGTCAGGGGCTAAAGGTAAAACTTATAAAGCAGAATAGCGTACTTTTTCACAAAAAAATATTTTCGCTTACACTCTTTGCCTACGATGCTTGGGACCCAGTAGAGATCCAATACAAAGGCCAAGTCATCACGAAGAACTTCGATCAGTTTCGTGATGATCTGACAATTCTTGCTGGCTACTATGAAACACGCATTAGACTAGATGGAACAATTCGATTCATTCCTAAAAGCTGGTCATTTGAGAAAATGGACGATATCGAAAAAAGTAAGCTTTATGAATCAATTATTACTGTTGTTCTTAGTAGAATTTTGACGAAATATACGCGTGAAAACTTAGACGAAGTTGTTGAGTCACTTTTAAGGTTTACATGAAAATTTTAATAGCCTGTAAACATTTTTTTATTAGCTTCAATACATTTAAGCAAAAGGAATATAGTCTATATTGCTGGAAAATCCGTAATAATAATTATGATGGGATTAGTATAGCAATGGCTAAGCAATGGGGATAACTATTAAATCTAAATTGCATAAGTGCGTAATCTGCCGTGCAGAATTCCAGAAGCGTAGTATAAGTCACAAACTCTGTGGTTCTTTAGATTGTACTGTGGCATTTTGCGAGAAATCACAGGAGAAGAAAGCCCGCATAGCTGCAAAGGCTGAGCGCCAAGATATGCGGGAAAGGAAGGCAGCGATAAAGACAATCCCGCAATTAAAGGCTGAATTACAGAAGATATTTAATCTCTGCATGAGGCTAGAAGATGAGTTATCCGGGAATGGATGCATCTGCTGTGGGAAATTTCCTATAACTTCCGCATTGATACAACTTGGAGGGGCTTGGGATGCTTGCCATTTTCGTAGTCGAGGCAGTGCTGATCATTTGCGTTACAACGAAGATAATGTTTGGCGCGGCCTAAAGGATTGCAATATATGGGGACACACCGATTATCGTGGGGGATTAATAAAGCGCATTGGTATTAAGCGTGTTGAATCCCTAGAATCTAATCAGATAAGCATTAAGTGGACACGTGATTGGCTAATAGGACAAAAGATAATTTATGCTGCTCGCGTTCTTAATCTTAAAAATAAAATTACTAAAATGTAATAAATACTTGTGTGAAATAATGTACATAAAACAAGTTGCATAATTGCAATGAAGCCTGTTGCTAGAAATTTGGCAACAGGCTTCATTGTTTGTGGGCTTGGCTAGGGAGTGATATCTAACACATTTTTATGTTGTTACAAATAAATAAATATTTCTCTTATGCATACAAATTCTCTTGCTTTTACGTAATTAACAAGTATCATTATTGTAATGTTTGGCAACGAACAGATAGAAGTAAATTCGTGGGGGCACGAAACAAGAAACAAGAGAATTTCACGGCTTAGGCCGTTTTAGATATGAAGTCTGTTATTTGGGTTTATCGCCGTGATATTCGGCCCAAATGACTGCCCCCGACTTCATACCTAAAGCGGCTTTTTTGCGTCTAGGGGATAATAAAAATGAATAAGCTGAAGTTGTTGAAAAAAACGGAGTCGATGACTAGTCGAGAAATCGCGGATTTAGTCGAATTAAGGCACGACAATGTAAAGCGATCGATTGAAAAGTTGTTTAATGAAGAAGTTATTTCCTGTCCTCATTTTGAGGATGGGATTAAATCAGGAAATGGCATCGTTGAGAAAGTATATGTCATTTGTAAGCGGGATACTTATATCATCGTTGCACAATTATCGCCAGCATTCACAGCGCGTCTAGTTGATCGATGGGAGGAGTTGGAATCTACAATTATTTCCCCGTTATTTAACATTCCGACTTCTCTATCTAGTGCATTACGTCTTGCTGCTGAACAGGCCGAAACAATAGAGGCTCAGTTATTACAGATCGAGGCTTCAAAGCCCGCAGTTGAGTTCGTCGATAAATATGTTGATGCTACCGGCTTAAAAGGATTCAGACAGGTATGTAAACTACTTAAAGTCAAAGAAAATGTATTCCGTGATTTTATGCGTACCAAAGGGATTATGTATGTTTTAGGTCGCGAGTGGGTACCACATGCACAGCATCTTGATGCTGGAAGATTTGAGATAAAGGCGGGAAATTCTGAAATTAATGGTCATGCGTTTAACAGCGCAAGATTTACGCCAAAGGGGATTGCATGGATCGCCGGAGAATTAGCAAAATGGAATCTGGAATTAATGGGGTGTCAATAATGGCAAGGGCGCGAAATATTAAACCAGGATTTTTTGCAAATGAGGAATTGGTCGAGTTGCCTTTTTCAACACGATTATTATTCATAGGTCTATGGACTGTAGCAGATCGTTCTGGGCGAATGGATGATAAGCCAAAACGTATAAAAATGGCTTTATTCCCTGCTGATGACATCGATATCAATGCTGGATTAGATGAGTTGCAATCATCTGGTTTCCTTCTTCGTTATGAAGTTGATAGTATCAAATACATTCAAGTTTTGATGTTTTCCAAGCACCAAAACCCGCACAAGGATGAAAAAGCTAGTGTCATTCCACCATATGGGCATGATGCAAGCACCATGCAAAAACCATATTTGCATGGTGGCAATCCGGCTGATTCCCTATTACTGATTCCTGATTCCCTATTACTGATTCCTGATTCAATTAAAACAAAAGGCGCGGACAAGCCGCTTGATGGAAATTTTGAGAGAGCTTGGCATGAATATCCTAATCGCCCCGGAGCAAGCAAGACTGCTTCACTAAAGGCGTGGAATGCAAGACTGAAAGCCGGGGTTGATCCTAATGACATGCTGGCAGGCGTAGGCAGGTACGCAAAATATGTGGAATCTGCGAAAACTGACCCGCAATTTATCAAGCAGCCAGCAACCTTTTTTGGGCCAGATGCACATTATTTGTCAGATTGGAATTATTCTCAGCAGAGAGCATTACCGATACAACTAGGATCGAGGCATAGCGGATTTGACAAAATTGACTACTCGGAGGGGATAACAAATGGTCACATTGATTAAGCAAGAGGTAAAACAGGATAGCTGTCCTGATCATGGAGATTTTGAAAGCAAGGGTTTTACGATTGGGAAAACTACGCGCTGGACGAGTTGTTTTGTTTGCACAAAAGATAAACGGGTAATCGAAGATGCTGAATCTGCTAGAAAAGACGCAGCAGACCATCAGAAACAGCTTGAGACGCGTTTAAATGAGTCTGGCATACCGTTACGCTACCGGACTAAAGATTTTGCCTCCTACGTCGTTTCCTCAGATAAGCAAGAAAAGGCATTAGCTGTTGCGATGGAGTTTGCAGCAAATTTCAAAGCGCATGCAGAGACTGGAAGTGTGATGGTATTTTCAGGACTGCCCGGAAATGGAAAAAGCCATCTTGCTATTGCAATAGCGCAAGAAGTTATGAAGTCTAGCACCGCGTACTACACATCAGCGATTGATGCAGTACGCAAAATTCGCAATACATGGCGTAAAGATAGTGAGCACACTGAAAGCCAGGTGCTGGACACTCTATCAAGTTTAGGTCTATTAATTCTTGATGAGGTCGGCGTCCAATACGGGACCGAGGCAGAGCAAGTCAGTTTGTTCGACATCATTGACAAACGATATCGTGATTTGATGCCGATGATTTTACTCACCAACTTGAATAAATCAGGCATGAAAACGTTTTTAGGGGATCGTAGCTTTGATCGGTTACGTGAGGGAGGAATTTGGATCACATTTGATTGGGAATCACACCGGGGGAATGTATGAGAGATGCACTACGCAATGCAATAACGATGGAAGAGATTAGCAGCGGCAATTCTAAAATTATCATTCATTGCGCTACCTTAGAAGACATGCGAAAGATTTCTGACCATTTGCTAGCAATTAAATTTGGCATTGAAAAAGATAGACTTTATGATGAGGCTGTTAAGCATGTTATAGGAGAAAAGAATCGGATAACAGTCGCACTTCTTCAAAAGCGTTTTGATATTCGACATAAACGTGCTGAAGTTTTGATTGCAGAATTGGTAAAAAATGGGGTAGTTGAGGCAGCTATAGATGAACTTGGGTCATATTACAAAGTTTTGTAACAAATACTTGCGTTATGTATTTTTATGTATATAATTATTGCATGAGAGTAAACTTTATATTTCCAGATAAGCTAGTACAGCGAATCAAAAAAGCATGCGCTATTCATGGCGTATCAATGTCAGAATTCGTTCGTCAAGCGATAGAAGAATTTTTAAAAAATTATAAATAAAAGGGGAATTAAATGTTAATAGAAATTAAAAATAGATGGAATAGAAATGTTGTGTTTACGCATACTGTCGAAGGAAATACTTTGGCGATTACGCTTGCTATGGCATTAGATGAACAGAAAAATGGCAGAGCTGACTTGATCGATGCTGACCTGAACGGTGCCGACCTGAGCGGCGCTAATCTGTGCGGCGCTTGCCTTCGCGATGCTGATTTGAGCGGCGCTTGCCTTCGCGGTGCTGACCTGAGCGGTGCTGATCTACGTGGTGTTGGTTTGAGCGGCTCTGACCTGCGCGGTGCTGACCTGCGCGGTGCTGATCTGTGCAGTGCTAACCTACGCAGAGTTGACCTGAGTGGTGCTGATCTGCGTGGTGCTGATCTGAGCGGCGCTTGCCTTCAAGGTGCTGATCTACGTGGTGCTGATCTGCGTGATGATGATCTGTGTGATGTCCCTATCATACAAAATATTCATCAAACTGTTTTCTCTGCTGTTTCAGTACCTGGCTTATTGAATATGGATTCCTGGCATTGTGGTACTACACACTGTCGTGCTGGATGGGTTATAACTCTTGCGGGTGAGGAGGGAAAAGCTCTTGAAGATAAAATTGGTACTTCTGCTGCTGCAATGGCAATCTATATGGCAAGCGATATAGATCGATGGAAAACTGAGCGCTTGCCAAATTTCTTCTGCAATAACGAAGAATCGCTAGCAGATATGAAGCGCATGGCTGAAGAAGAAGCTTCAAAACAAGAAAATAAATAACTATAAATGCTGCTAAGGTTACGTAATAAAGGAGAAATTAAATGCTAAATAAAAATAAGTACGATTTTTGCAAAAAAGGTGTATTAGGACATATCACTGATAACACTGGACTAAAGTTCACTTGTAGTCAGTTAGGGAAAATATTTAGAGTATCAACAAATGATATTCGTCCAATTTTGTCAGAATTAGTTAATGATGGGGAGTTGATCCTTGCAACGGTAGGAAGGGATAAGCGATATTTCATTCATACTGAGTTAGAAAAGAAGCTCATCGCTGATTTGGCTGCGCCAAGAGTATTTAAACCATATCAGCCTATTGGAGCTGCATGGGATGCAGTAAGGGAAAAAATTTCTGATTATAGGGCTATTCCTTCGTTGCATATTCCACGATAAGGATAACTATGCAACGTGCTACAAATAAAGAAAAAGCAGATCAGTTATTAACTGAATGGCATTTGTGGGCAAGTAGTTGGCGTCCAGATCTTGGCGTTCCAGGATGCGCTCCTGAATGTAGAGGTGCATCAAGTAGTCGGCAATGGGACAGTACATCAGAAATAGCGGATGATGCATGCTTCAAATTAGAAATGGACGCAGTACAAGCATCATTTGATATTTTGGATGCACCATACAAGAATGCTATTGCTATGGAAATGCGGAACAGAGTATCAAATACTAAGTTATGGATACCAGTAATGGGCAAAACGTATGATGAAGCATTAGATACAATTATTCCAATAATGAATAAAAATGGGTTATTCAGTTGACAAATGGTTTCTTATATGCCATTATATTGATGTGGGGCCATAGTTGCCTCTAAAAAATGCCTCTGATATAAAAAAATCAGGGGCATTTTTGCATTTTAGATTTCCCCTTCGATGATAAAGCATCGTTTAGCCGCAGACGTGCATTGAATTGCACCTGCGGAATTTTTTTGAAAGAAATTATGTCACTTCAAGATAATTTAGCTGCTGCCCGAGCAGATGTTCAGAGTGTACACAACGAGTTAGATAAGGTTAATGCTGTGCTCAATGCAGCTCAAGCTGCGGTAGATGCTTCTTTGCCGCATCTATCTGTGTTAGCTGAAATTGAGGGATTTGTAAATCATATTCCTGCTGAGCTGAATGCTGAGTTCACCGCATTGATTGCTAAGGCGCGATCATTATTTTAATTACTAATTAGCAATAAATGCTACTACGTAGGGAAACCCCTGCAAAGAGGCGAATATGTCTGGTAACAGAGAAATAACAGAGAAGCTAAAGAAGAAAGTTCCAGCAACAGCATTTAAGGCAGGTAAATCAGGTAACCCAAGTGGTAGACCAAAGATGACACCTGAGGTAATCGATCTGGTTGCAGCATGTAAGGCTAAGACTAGAGACGCATTAGATGTATTAACTGAGATCATGTTTAGCAGCGATAGTGAGCGCAATAGAATGGCAGCAGCACTGGCGATCATTGAGCGTGGACATGGAAAGCCAGAGCAACCAGTTAAAGCTGATGTTTCTGGCGGCTTGACAGTTGAAATAGTGCGATATGGCCAAGATTCAGCTTCCTAATGGGTGGAGGCCACGTGATTATCAGCTTAAAGCGTGGACGTACTTAGAAAATGGCGGTAAGCACGCTGAGTTGATTTGGCACCGTCGCAGTGGCAAGGATGAGATTGCATTACATCGCACAGCTTGTGCAGCATTTGAGCGTCAAGCCACGTACTGGCATATGCTCCCAGAGGCTGCACAAGCACGTAAGGCTATCTGGGAAGCGATTAATCCTCACTCGGGCAAGCGGCGCATTGATGAGGCATTTCCACACGAATTAAGAGCTAACACGAAGGATCAAGAAATGATGATCCGATTTGTGAATGGCTCGACGTGGCAGGTAATTGGCAGTGATAACTATAACTCGTTAGTTGGCTCACCTCCGGCCGGTGTTGTGTTCTCCGAATGGGCGCTGGCTAATCCATCAGCACGTGCTTATCTCCGGCCTATCTTTGCTGAGAATAACGGCTGGCAGATGTATATCACTACGCCTCGTGGTAAAAACCATGCATTTAAGACGTATGAATCAGGCAGAAAAGATCCAAATACGTTTGCGCAGAAATTGAGTGCTTACGATACTGGGTCGATCAGCATTGAGAGATTAGAAATTGAGAAGCAAGCCTATATCGATGATTATGGGTTTGATCAGGGTACATCATTATTTGAGCAGGAATATTTGTGCTCCTTTGATGCAGCATTGATGGGTGCGTTCTATGGTCGTGAGATGCGCGAGGCTGAAGAGCAGGGACGCATCAAGCTAGTTCCATATGATACTGATTACCCAGTGCATACAGCATGGGATTTGGGATTCTCAGATGACACCAGTATATGGTTCTTTCAGGTGATTGCAGGCGAAATCCGCATACTGTGCTACTACGGTGGTTCCGGCCTGGCGATGGAAGACTATGTTGATGTGGTAAAGGCTAAGCCCTATAAATATGGACTTTTCTGGCTTCCACATGATGCACGAGCTAAAACATTAGCCTCCGGTGGTAAATCTATTCAAGAAATGGCATGGAAAGCATTTGGGGTACCCAACGTGCGTATCGTGCCATCTCTGAGTGTGCAAGATGGTATTCAGGCAGTACGCGCCATGCTTCGAAATTGTTACTTCGATGAAATACAAACAGAATCTGGCGTTGATGGGCTGAAGCAATACCAGCGTGAGTGGGACGATGACAAGAAGATGTTCCGCGAGAAGCCACGGCACGACTGGGCCTCTAATCCCGCAGATGCATTCCGTATGTTAGCAATTGCATGGCGCGAAGAACATAAATCTCACATTGAAGTTGTAGCACGATATCCGCAAGACAGAACAATTTCAGAAATCATTGCGCGGCAATCTCGCCGCAGACGAGAGGGCGAATAAATGGCTAATGGTATAGACCCAAATGACATTTTCCATAATGGATTTTGGTATAGCCGTAATGGGGTAGATGGCGGCGCTTATTCCCCATCTGGCGGAAATATGACCGGCCCAATATTACAGGTTGATGGTACATTCAATGCGCCTAGCTATTCATTTTCAAGTAACTCGGCAGAGGGCTTTTATCGGTCATCTGCAAACACTATCAGCTATTCTGGTGGCGGCAATCCACAATTTACATCTAGCGGGAGCATTGGGTTTTTATCCCAGCCATCAAACTATTTTTTTGGGTGGTCTCCCATCGGAGTGTCAACAGTAGCACCAGACACGCGGTTATACAGGGATTCGTCTGGCACAATCGGTCAGCGTAATGGTATTAGCTCTCAATCATCCAGAGTTTATAACAATTTTACCGATGCTAGTAACGGGGAATGGGGAGGAATGGACTGGATCACTGTTCCGGGGGCACTCCTTGTCGGTACTGCAAATAATGGAATCGGGACAGCTAGAAATGTGCGGATTAACTCTGCTTCTAATAACATTGATTTCTTTTCTGCGGGTTCTGGCAGAGCACAGATTAATCCTAGTGGGTTTATTCCATTTTCGAACGCTTCCCTTGCATTAGGTGGGGCAAGTTTCACGTGGAAACAGTTATACATTGACTACACCAACACCGCTACGGTCGGCCCTGTCACGATCAACAAAGCATCTGGACGAGTGAATATTGCTGCTTTGGGTACGTCGGTAGTCGTAACTAACTCCTTATGCACCGTCAACGCGCATGTTTTCGCCAATATCACTACGATTGATGGATCTGCGAAGACCGCTCAAGTAACGCCAGCTGCTGGATCCTTTACCATCACACTTAACACATCAGCGACAGGACAAGTCGCTATCGACTTCTTCATCGTCAACGCAGACTAAGGCTAATCATGGACTTCACCATATCAATCACCGATACCCGAAAATTAGCTGGAATCACTGCTGCCCGAAAAGCCTATAACTCTGAAAACACTACACCCGACTTTATGCCCCTTGATGACATAGGTTATGTGCAATTTGTAATGGATAGAGCATCGAATTCTTATGCTAATCAGTATGGGGCATAAGAATGGCTGATCCGATTGCGAATAGTTTTGAGCAGCCTAGTGATCTAGGTAGATCACCTGAAGCTATCGCACGTCGGTGGAAGTTAGAATTAAAGCTGGCGGACAAGCGTGAGGCTACATGGCGTAAACGTGGAAAGTCGATTTACGACTTATACACGCCTGATAGCCCTGCTTCAAACTCGTTTAATATTCTCTGGACTAACACTGAGACATTACGGCAGGCAACCTATAATTCATTGCCTCAGCCAGATGTACGACGCCGCTATCAGGATGAAGATCTGCTTGGGAAATCGGTAGGCGATGTACTAACACGTGCACTTGAATTCTCACAAGATACTTATGATTTTGATGCTGTTCTCCAAGCTGACGTACTTGCGATGCTATTACCAGGGCGTTCTGTTAGCCGTGTTCGTTATGTTCCTGACATACGAACAATGGGCGATAAATCTATCGATAATGATGATGAGGAAGCCAGCGAAGAGGATGTTTATGAAGAAATAGAATGGGAACAAGTGATTTGTGAGCATGTTCAGTGGGACGATTTCCGTATTCTTTGTGCTGCAAAAACATGGAATGATGTAACTGCAATTGCTTTCCGCCATAGGCTTACTCGTGAAGATTGCATTAAGCAGTTTGGTGAGAAAATCGGCAATGCAATGACGCTTGATTCAGTCGATGACGAGGATGTGAAGCAGTCTGGTGATAGCGATGATTTATTCAAAACTGCTGAGGTATGGGAGATATGGAATAAGGATGATAAAGAAGTTCTGTTCATTTGCAAAACATTTCCACAGCCATGCAAAATCCAAGATGATCCACTAGAGTTATGTGGATTTTTTCCTGTTCCGCGCCCGCTGTATGCCATTGAAAACAATCAGACCTTAATTCCTGCTGCGATTTATACCCAGTATGAGCAGCAAGCTAAGGAGTTAAACCAAATTAGCATACGCATTAATCGATTAGTTAAAGCATTAAAGGTACGCGGCATTTATGACTCGACCCTTGGTGAGTTAGCTGAGTTGATGAAGGGTGAAGATAATGATTTGATTCCTGCTCAAAATGTCACTGCGCTGTTGGACCGTGGCGGCCTTGAAAAAGCAATCTGGATGATGCCTATTGACACTGCTGCAATAGTCCTCAAAGAGCTTTATGGACAGCGTGATGCCACAAAGCAGATCATTTACGAGATTACCGGCATTAGTGACATTATGCGCAGCGCCAGTGATCCTAATGAAACGTTTGGAGCACAGAAGATAAAAACGCAATGGGGTACGCAGCGATTGCAGCGTCTCCAAAAAGAAGTACAGCGTTATATTCGTGACCTGATCCGTTTAAAGGCAGAGGTCATTGCAGAGAAGTTTCAACTGGAAACACTTGAAGAAATGACATTGATTCAGTTGCCGCATCAAGCACAGATTGATCAGCAAAAAGCGCAGGCGATGCAGCAGTATCAGCAAGCTGCGATGATGGCGCAGCAGCAGGGACAACAGCCACCTCCTCCGCCTCCTCAGCAACCTGAACCCATTACATGGGAAGCAGTTATCGAGGCTATGCGTAATGATGCAACGCGTACCTACCATATTGATATTGAAACGGATAGTACGCTGTCAGCAACTCAGGATAGCGATATGGAAGGCTTACAGCAGGTGCTGACAGCGATCGTTAAAGTCGCTGAGGGGTTTGCCCCTGCTGTACAAGCAGGGGTCATTCCGATTGAGGCAGTAAAGGAAATTATCCTTGCGGTTGTACGTCGCGCTAAGCTTGGGTCAGCAGTTGAGGATGCATTAGAAAAAATGAAGCCGCCACCCCAGCCGAAAGATCCTAATGCAGGAAAGGTCGCTGCTCAACAACAGATCGAGCAAATGAAATTGCAAGCTGGACAGCAAAACAATGCACAGCAGCTTGAGTTTGAAAAGCAAAAGTCGCAATTAGAAGCGCAGGTTAATGCGCATGAACAGCAAGTACAAGCTCAGCAGATTGAGCAGCAGAACCAACTAGAAGCACAGCGTATGCAGATGGAATCGCAGAACAAGGCGGCTCTTGAACAGTTACGCATACAATCAGATGAGCGATCGGCACAGATGCAGCAACAGTTTGATCTAATGATCGCACAAATGAATAACGCTGCTAAGATAGAAATAGCTGAAATTGCAGCAGGTACTGCATTGCAGACTGCCCAGATCAATGCAGCTCAAGCAGGAGTCGCAGAATGATTTACGAAGCCATCTGCATGACATGCGGGAAATACCATACCTACGTTCGTAAAGCTGCTGACTATCTCGACACGCCAGTATGCTGCGATCAGAAGACTGAGAAACGTATTCTGTCGGCTCCAATGGCGCGGATGGACATACAGCCTTGGGATGCATACGAATCCCCGGCTACTGGAAAATGTATTACTTCCTACGCAGAACGCCGCGAAGACATGAAGGTATCTGGCTGTCGTGATTATGAAGGGCGTGAAGCAGAGGATCGCAATGTAGCACGTCAGAAGCAATATGATGATGAAAAATCAGATAAGACGCTTGATAATGCAGTGCGTAGCGCTTGGGGGCAACTCTCACCAGAAAAGAAAGCGGCAGCATTAGCTGTCGCAGGATAAGGAGCATTTATGGCATTTACAGAAGCTCAATTAAACACGCAGATTGATCCAGTTGCTAGCGGTCGGGTCGTCACTTTAGTAACATTTAACCCAGGTACATCTAGCACCGATGTATATGCAGTTGGTGTTACTGCACCATATGCTGGTCGCAGTCGATGGGTACAGATTCCAAATTCACAAACAGCCGCTCAAGCATGGGCGACGATACAAGCAGCCTTGGCATAAATAGCCAATTACCAACTAAGCACTTTTCGAGGTGTTTTTTTTACGTCTGGAATATGAAAAATGGATGAAAACTTAGGCGCAACCGCCGACGCTATCGAACCAGAAGAAATTGAACAATCAAAGTCGATGGATGACACGATCCGTGAGACTTTACATAGCTTGCAGGATCGTGGCATTGAGACTGAGCCAGCAGATGTTGTAGCTACACCTGAAGAAAATGCACAGCGTATCCGTGATGGTCAAGGAAAGTTTGCAGCCAAGTCTTCCGATATCCCTGCTGACACCATAATTGATCCTGCGGTGCAGATTGATCAAGTAAGCGTAGCACCGAACACATGGAAGAAAGAGGCCGCTGAAGCTTGGATTAAGGCTGATCCGATCATTCGTGCAGAAGTTGAGCGGCGCGAGGCAGACTTTCATAAAGGAATCGAGCAATACAGAGTCGCAGCGACCTTTGCGCAGACTATGGAGCGCGCAATTACTCCTTATGCGGCGACCCTACAAAGCCTTAATATTTCACCTGATCGCGCAGTAGGTGAATTGATGGCAGCTGACCAGCGCATGCGTAACGGTGATATTCAATATTTTGCGCAATTAGCAAAGTCATACAATTTTAATCCATCTCAATTAGTTGAGATATTTGGTGGGCAACAGTCGCAAGAGCAGCAATATGTTGATCCAAATATGAGCGCGTTGAAGCAACAAGTATCGCAGCTCACCGGCTATATCCAGAATCAGCAATCCACGGCCCAGCAACAAGCACAGGAAACGCTCAACAGCGAGATTTCTACGTTTGCTGCTGATCCATCACATAGTCATTTTGAGGCAGTCCGAGGTCATATGTCCGCGCTTCTACAAGCAGGTCAGGCCAAAGATTTACCGGATGCCTATGAGCAAGCCATCTATGCCAATCCCACCACACGGACTGCTGTACTACAACAGCAAGCCGCAGCGCAACGGGAAGAAGCAACGAAGAAGGCACAAGCAGCAAAGAGTGCGGCAAGCGTGAATGTACGCAGCCGACCTTCAATGCCAGTTTCTCAGCCCATAGGCACTATGGACGACACAATCCGAGCGAACTATCGAAGAATGATAGGCACTTAACTAATCAAGGAGCAACACCATGGCGTCACCAGGACAAGGTTATGCAGCAGGTAACTTTGCTGTTTTTTCGGAATTGGTAACTACTACCTTTCGCAATCACAGCAAAGAAGTCGCTGATAACGTCACAAAACACAATGCGCTTTTCCGTAAACTTCAAGAAACAGGCCAAGTCCGTCTTGAAGATGGCGGCTTAAGTATCGTTCAGCCATTGGAATATGCAACAAACACTACTTATCAGCGCTATTCTGGCTATGACGTGTTGAATATTGCTGCGGTAGATGTGTTATCTGCTGCTGAATATCCATGGCGTCAGGTAGCGGTCAATCTGGCTGTCTCTGGCCTAGAAATGCGTACTAATAGCGGTGAAAATCGCATTATCAACTTTATCAAAGCTAAGGTGAAGAATGCGCAGCACTCGTTTGCAAATGGTTTGTCGGCAGACATTTATTCAGATGGCACGGCTGCTAATCAGATCAATGGTCTTCAGGCGCTGATTGCTGATGCTGGCACTGGTACTGTCGGTGGTATCAATAGTGCGACCTATGCATTCTGGCAGAACTTTGTGCAATCCGCTGCTGCACCACTACAAGGTGGTTCTGTAATCACGCCATCTGCAACGACTATCGAGTCGTTGATGTTGCCGTTATGGATCAAGTTGACCCGTGGCATGGATATGCCAAA